GTATATTTAAAAAAGGTAAAGAATCCATTAGGAAAGCGAGGAAGAAAAGTGGCTAAACCTAAAGGCGGACTAACCGAGTGGTTTGGAAAAGGACCTAAAGGTGATTGGGTGGACATTGGTGCGCCCAAGAAAAAAGGTAAGTTTCAAGCATGTGGTAGAAAGTCTGCTAAAGGCAGTAAACGTAAATACCCTAAATGTGTACCAAGAGCAAAAGCTAAAAGTATGACAGCAGCGCAAAGAAGGAGCGCGGTGAAAAGAAAAAGAGCAGCTGGCAATCCAGGAGGTAAGCCAACTAATGTTCGAACTATAGTGAAAAAGAAAAAACCTGTAGCTAGAAAAAGAACAACAACTAGGAGAAGAAGGCGTGGCACGAAAAAAAGCTAAGGCAATACGCAGAACCACTGGTAAAGGCGGTAACTATCGTCCTACCAACAAAGGTGCTGGTATGACTAAAAAAGGTGTACGCGCTTACAGGAAAGCTAACCCTGGATCAAAGCTAAAAACAGCTGTGACGGGTAAAGTTAAAAAAGGTAGCAAAGCAGCTAAAAGACGTAAATCTTATTGCGCAAGATCATTAGGTCAGTTGAAAAGAAGCTCTGCTAAAACTAGAAACGATCCTAATTCAAGAATTAGGCAAGCGCGCAGAAGGTGGAAGTGTTAATGAAACTAGGAATATTAAAGAATCTTGTAGGCACAGTAGCACCAACCATAGGAACAGCATTAGGCGGACCTATGGGTGGCATGGCTGCAAACATGCTTTCAGAAGTATTAGGCTGTGATCCTGAGCCAAAGAAAATACAAAAGGCTATGGAAACAGCTAGTCCTGAACAACTAGCTCAGTTAAAGAAAGTAGAAGCGGACTTTGAAGTGCAGATGAAAAAACTGGACATAGATTTATTCGCACTAGAAACAGCAGAAGTACAGGATGCACGAAAGAACTTTAGCAAAGACTGGACCGCAAGAATTATAGGAATATTTGTTGTAGGTGGGTTTATGGGCTACATATTCTTGGTAACTATTCAGCCTCCAGAACAAAACTCAGAAGCTTTGATAAACCTTGTATTAGGCTACCTTGGTGGCTTAGCAAGTGCTATCATATCTTTTTATTTTGGGGCTTCTAACAAACAAGACAACGAATAGAAAAAAATATAATATAGAGGGCACCATGGCAGTAGATTTTAGTTTTTTAGACAATCTTTTTACAGACGAAGATACGACTGATTACAGCTATTTGTTTGATGATGAGACTGATCTTACACCAGAGTTTAAGTCTACTGGCATAGGTTCTTTTGATATTTCTAGCTTGTTTGGTGACGATGACGATTACAGTTATTTGTTTGATAGCGATACGGATCTAACACCCAGCTTTACGCCTGGCGTAGATTTTAGCGATGTTTATTCTAGTTTATTTGATGAACCATCAGACTATGAGGACACTATAAAAGATATGTATCCTGATTTGTTCTTGCCATCATCAGACGAATTAATAGCAAATGCGGACACATCTAGTAATCTACTAGATACTCTTCTAGGTTTTGCTGGCGGTAAAAAAGGTAAAAGCAAAGCGCAAGGAATTATGCAAGGAATTACTGGAGGCATTACAGACTTTGCTAACTCTCCTA